GGTAAAAAGCTGGCCAACAATCACAGGCACAGCGGCAAACCCAACATTAACAAACGGACAAACAATCATTATCAACGGAACTACAGTAACATTATCAGGTACAACTGTATCTGCTATGGAAACTGCTATTGACAATGCAGGTATTACTGGTGTTTCATCAGCTGTAATTGATGGAAAGATCAATATTTACAGTGACGGTTCGTCTACAACAGACGGTTCTACAGATGATGATGGAGCGATTGTTATAAGTGCTGGTAACACAGGTACGTTACTTGCTGACTTAGGAATCACAGCAGGAACTTACTACGCACCAGCTTTAGAGATTGCACCACATACACAAGTACCAGCTTTCAAAACTGCTGATACAAAAACAAGACCAACTGGATCTATTTGGTTAAAGACAACCGATGCAAATCTAGGTGCACAATACAAAGTAAAAGAGTGGAATGATACTACAAAATTGTGGGTAGACAAATCAGCACCTTTATTTAAAACACACAATGAAGCATTGTTTAATTTAGATAAATCCGGAGGTGGTATTAATTTATCACTAGAACAAATTTATGTACAAGCACATACAACACTTGCTGAAAACGAAGAATTAGATTTTACAATTTTCATTAGAAATGCAGTAGGTTCTACAAAAATTACATCTTCAATTGTAACAGCAAGTTCATTAAGTGCAGGAACTTATGCATTTACATTAGCGGAAAGCATTGTAGGTCAATCTGCTTTAACTAGTGGGCAAGTAATTAGCGTAACGGCGGCAGGAGCGGCTTCAGATGCTGATACTATTGCTGACGCAATTAACGCCGGTGGATTTACAAATATAGTAGCAAGTGTAGATGCAAGTAATAGAGTAGTAATAGAGCACAACGACGGTGGTGAAATGAGAATTAAAGACACTGGCGGAGCATTAGCGGCAATCGGATTTAGTGCTTTTAATTACTCTACTAAATTAGGTACAGCAAACTTGTATACTGCTCCATCAGGAGATACAGCGTTTGATTTCCATGCATCTAATTGGAAAATTTTAACATACACAGCAGGACCAAATGCTCCTATGGCATTAACAGCTGACAACAGATTGTGGTACAGTTCAATTGTTGACGAAGTTGATATTCTTGTACACAACGGTACAACATGGAAAGGTTATGGAAATGTATATCCAAGTGCTGATCCAAACGGACCGATTGTAAGTGCAACAGAACCAACACAACAGTCTGATACAACACCATTGGTTACAGGCGACCTTTGGATTTCGACAGCTGACTTAGAAGCATATCCGCAGGTACACAAGTACAATGCAGATCTTCAAAAATGGATTGGCTTAGATGAATCTGATCAAACTACAGAAGATGGTATACTTTTTGCTGATGTAAGATTTGGTACAAGCGGCGGTACTGCAACTGAGGCACCTACAGGTACAATCAAAGAATTGCTTGTAAGTGATCATTTAGATACAGACGCTCCAGATCCAGCATTATATCCAAAAGGAATGTTAGTTTGGAACTTACGTAGAAGTGGATTCAATGTAAAGAAATTCAGAAGAAACTATGTAGACGTTACACAGAAAAATATTAGAATGGGTGACGAAAGCATGGCTACTTACTATCCACATAGATGGGTAACTGAGTCAGCAAATCAACCAGATGGTTCAGGTAGCTTTGGACGTAAAGCTCAAAGAAAAGTTATTATTCAAGCTCTACAGGCAATGGTTAATAGTAACCAAGAAATTAGAGATGATGAATCAAGACTATTCAACGTAATGGCAACACCAGGTTATCCAGAATTAATTGGAGAAATGATTGCATTGAATAACGATAGAGGATTAACAGCATTTATCGTTGGAGACTCTCCAGTCAGATTGAAATCAGATGCTACAACTTTAAACAACTGGGGCAACAATGTTGCGTTAGCAGTAGAGGACAATGATGACGGACTAGTCAGCAGAGATGAATACCTAGGCGTATTTTATCCGAGCTTGTTTACAAGTGACAACGCAGGTAACAACGTAGTTGTACCGCCAAGTCATGGTATGCTTAGAACACTAGCATTGAGTGATCAAGTTTCGTTTCCATGGTTTGCTCCGGCAGGAACAAGACGTGGCGGAATCACAAATGCAAGTGCGGCAGGTTTTGTAGACGGAGAAGGAGAGTTTAAATCTATAGCATTAAATGAAGGACAGCGTGACACGTTATATGCGTTGAACGTTAATCCAATTACATTCTTAACAGGCGCAGGACTTGTAAACTTTGGTCAAAAAACAAGAGCCAGAAATGCAAGTGCGTTAGATAGAATAAACGTAGCTAGATTAGTTATTTTCCTTAGATCACAATTGAAAAAACTAGCAAAACCATATATCTTTGAACCAAATGATAAGATAACACGTGATGAAATCAAAGCTCAAACAGATAGCTTGATGCTAGAACTTGTTTCACAGAGAGCATTATTTGATTTCCTAGTAGTTTGTGATGAGTCTAATAACACTCCGGCTAGAATTGATAGAAACGAACTTTATTTGGACATTGCAATTGAACCAGTAAAAGCTGTGGAATTTATTTACATTCCATTAAGGCTTAAAAATACTGGAGAAATAGCAGGACTCTAAACGGATAAATAAAAGTAATAGGAGCATATAGATGGCAATATCAACACTTTCAAAATTGACAGTACCTTTAGATAGCAACGCAAGTTCATCGAACCAAGGACTGTTAATGCCCAAACTATCATACCGTTTTAGGGTATCGTTAGAAAATTTCGGAGTATCAAGTCCAACTACAGAACTAACCAAGCAGGTAATGGATGTAACTAGACCGAACGTATCGTTCGAACAAATGACAGTTGACATTTATAACTCAAAAGTATTCCTTGCAGGAAAACATACTTGGGAGCCTATTACACTTAACTTGCGTGAAGATGTTAGCAACAACGTACAAAAACTTGTTGGTGAACAACTACAGAAACAATTTGATTTCTTTGAAATGTCAAGTGCGGCATCAGGAAGTGATTATAAATTCGTAACAAGAATGGAAATACTCGATGGTGGTAACGGAGCAAATGCTCCAACAGTACTTGAAACATTCGAACTTTATGGTTGCTATGTTGAAAGTGCAAACTACAATACATTAAACTATGCTGAGTCAAACCCTGTAACTGTTACATTAAACATAAGATACGATAATGCTATACAGACTCCACAAGGTACAGGAGTAGGAACAGCTATTGGACGTACAATTAACACTGCTATAACAGGCGGCGGTTCAACGTAATATTTCCAACCGATAAATTAAGGGCCTAAGGGCCCTTTTTTTATGACCTTATTATATACCCACTTAATTACATAGGATAAATATTAGTATGAGCTTCTTGAATGGATTTTTAGATAATGTAGTAAGCGGTGCTTTAAGCCCAAAAGGTAACCTGGCGGATTATGCTCATGCATCCAGACTTTACGTAGACGACAGTCATAGACTTTCGCCTAAAGTAAAATTTTTATATCATGTAAGTTTTAATATAAATTCACAAGCGGCTAGTATTATCCCTCAGCTATCACAAAAACACACAAACGAATTGAACATGCTTGTAAAGAGTGTCCAGTTACCTGCCTACAATGTTCAAACAGATGTTAAACATCAATACAATAGAAAACGTGTGATACAGAAAAGAATTGATTACAATCCTATACAAATTGTTTTTCACGATGATTCGTTTGGTGTAACAACTGCAATGTGGGAAGCATATTATAGATATTATTATAGAGACGGAAACTATACAAAAACACAACCAGCAGGTTCTCCTGATCCAACAATAAGAGAATACAAACAATACAATAGAGGCAGTATATTTGGTGCAAGACAGTATCGTTATGGTTTAGATAACGATAGCTTTTCGCCTTTCTTCAATAGCATTACAATATATCAATTGTCAAGAAAAAGGTATACAGCATTCACATTGGTTAATCCTATCATTGCACAATGGCAACACGATACTATGGACAACTCAGCTAGTGAAGCCGTTCAAAACACAATGTCACTTGAATATGAAACTGTGCATTACAGTAGAGGACCTATAGGAAATGAGCCTAAAGGTTTTGGAATCGAACACTATGATAAAACGCCTAGTCCTAATTCATTAGCAGGTGGCGGTGCCGCAAGTTTACTTGGTGCAGGTGGAGTAATTTCAGGTGGTGGTGCAGTGTTGGCTGACATACAGGGAGGCAACGTAAGTTTTGGTACAGTTCTTAAAGCGGCAAATGTTCTACAAAATGCAAGAGGATTGACATCTTCAGGTATTGGTGGAGAATTATTAGGAGGAGCAGTATCGGCAATAGGCAGAACAACAGGAATTGATGTTAGTGGTGTGTCAAATGTTGCTTTTCCAAAAGGCGGCAGTGGCGGAGGTTTAGGCACATTGTTGACTGCGGGATTGGCAGTAGGCGGAGCAAGTTTATTATCCAATGCAGGAAGTAGTGGTGCATCTACGTCAAGCACGTCGAGTGCAGATGCTAATACACCTAGTGGACCTGACTTCAGTTCAAACGATTATATAGGACCTTAAAATGAGCCAAGTAAATTTACCAAGAGTAAAAAGTAACGATAACGCAGAAAAAACAAAAAGATATTTCAATACCTTTTATGGATATCAACTAGAATTTCCAAGCAATGACGTTGATGCTGTAATTGGTTTTTTGGAAGGAAAAGGATTTGATAAGGTTGCGGCACAATCTACAGGATCAATTATTTTACAACAAGCGAAAATAGACGGTATCAAAGTTTTTGAATTATTAGATACACTAAAACAAATGGATAAAATACAATTAAGTTTTGCTGTTGCACAAGTTTTAAACTTTAATAGACAAAAAGTAAGTACTCTTGGTTTTAAAGTAGAAAATAATTCAACAACATTAGAATCAAGAAACATTATGGGATAAACCATGTCAAAATGGGCCCAGGGAAAATACAACCTAAAACATCCAGACAAATATGTAGGACGCAAAACTCCAACTTATAGATCTAGTTGGGAATTTGCTTTCATGAGATTTTGTGATGAAAATCCAGCAGTGCAAACTTGGGCAAGTGAGGCCGTTAAAATTCCTTACAAAAATCCTTTGACTGGTAGACACACAATATATGTGCCAGATTTCTTTATACAATACAAAGATAAAAAAGGTAAAAATATGGTTGAATTGATTGAAATAAAACCAGATAGTCAAGCATTTAAAGAATCTTTAGGAAAAAATAAGCATAATCAAGCCGCTTACATAATGAACATGGCAAAATGGGAGGCCGCAAATGCGTTTGCAAAAAGCAAAGGTATCAAGTTTAGAGTCATCACAGAAAAGGACATGTTCCATCAGGGTAAGCGATAAATAATATTAGCAGTTAATGGATAGCGATATGAAAAAACTAGAAGAACTTCTTGATTTACCAGACTCAAAAGAGATTATCAAACAAGAAAAAGAAAAATCTAAACGTGATATTGTCCAACAGCAAAACGAGACTCTTCGTGATATAGCTGAAATGGACAAAATTGCCAGTGCGTTACCAGCCGTCAAAGGGCTAGGAGAAATGGCAGATAATGAACTTAATGATGTGGCAGATAAGGCTATGAATGCATACGAAGATTTAATGGATCTTGGAATGAATGTAGAATCAAGATATAGTGGTAGGGTATTCGAGGTAGCAGGTAGTATGCTAAAAACTGGACTTGATGCCAAAGTTGCAAAACTAGATAAGAAGTTGAAAATGGTTGAATTGCAACTTAAAAAAGAAAAGCTAGATAAA